CGGGGATGCCCGCAATCAGCGAAGCAGAATACATAGACCTTGAACGTAACTACCGGAACCTGATGCGAACTTCAGGTATTGATGATCGTTTCTATCAAGACCCTGCACGTTTTGGGGAACTTATTGCTGGTGACGTATCCGCTGCGGAGTTGCAAAGCAGAATCGGGTTAGCGGAACAAGCAGCGGCATCTGCTGATCCAGAAGTTGTTAGGCAGTTAGAAGAGTTCTACGGCATAGACCGTACGAAACTTGTTGAATACTATCTTGACCCTGTAGAAGAGATGAACTTGTTCCAAGAGGAACGCAGACTTGCTGCTGCGGGGCTTTCAGCCGCAGCGATAGGCACTGTAGGTCAAGGATTCACGCAAAGCGTCGCTGAAAGACTGCAACAAGAAAACATTCAGCGTCGAGAAGTCCAGCAGCGGTTAGGTCAACGAATCGGTTTGACTGAACGTTTGCTTGGTGAAGAAGAAGCGTTGACTGCTAGCGAAATAGCTGAAGCAGAGTTCGGGTTGGATGCAGAAGCAGTAGCTGAAATGCGTCGCCGTAGGGAAGAAAGAACCGCTGCGTTTAGTGGCGCTAGCGGTGTTTTGACTACCCGTGGCGGCATCACTGGTTTAGGCGTAGCAGAATAAATCCCTCAAACTTGACATAAACCTTCAATTTCCTGTATTTTGTGAATTGTTGATCGGCCCCGAATTGGGCGAGCTAGTTGACACCCCTCCATCTTGGTACCACCGCCGGGATGCGCTACAGGATAGGTGAGTGACATATGACAGACTCCGACTCCACTTACGGTGAAGAAGGTTCTGACAGCCCAACCGAATCGAAACCTAATTGGCGACGTGACTTAGAGAACCGAGCGAAGGAAGCCGAACAACAAGCGGCGAGCTACGCATCGGAACTTGAAAGTTATAGGCGTCGAGATACTTTTAGGTCAGCAGGAATTGATCCTGACGATGCTAGAGCAAAGTATTTTGTTAAAGCGTATGACGGTGAAATGGACCCAGATGCGATCCGTTTAGAAGCGGAAGCGGCAGGGTTCCTTGGATCAGATGCCCCGGCACCTAGTCCCACCCCGCACATGCAAAATGCGCTTGAAGCTGAACAGAGGATAGCGAACGCTGGCGAAGGCGGAGATCCGGTGTCACAAGCCGACCTAAATGCTCGTATCCAGGCGACGAAGAACCCAGAAGAACTTCGAGCTTTGATGGAGTCAGAGGGTTATCAGTGGGGCGCAGCGATCTGATTTAACTTGTGGAGTCCTTCCCGTAAGGACTTAACAACATGGCCTATACAGGCACCGGCGACGTATCTTCAGATACGACGGCGTTTCAACAATTAGCGTATTTCGCGCTTCGTTCACAACCAATGTTTGAAATGGTTGCGGATGTCCGTTCAACTGCTCAGAGCCACAACGGTTCAGCAGTCCAATTCAATATTTACAACGATCTTTCTCAGGCCACTTCAGCTTTGACGGAGGACTCGGATGTTACAGCAGTCGCTCTTGGCGATAGCACCGTAACGGTAACTCTTGCAGAGTACGGTAACGCTGTCATTACCACAGCGAAACTGCGTGGCACCTCGTTCCTCAACGTTGATGCTGACGCTGCAAACATCATCGGTTACAACATGGTTGACTCAATCGACAAGGTTGTGTCTGATGTTGCTAACGGCGGCACCAACGTTATTTACGGCGGTTCCGCTGGAAGTCGTGCGGCTGTTGCTGCTGGTGACATCATCACCGCAGACAAAGCACGTCAAGCTGTAGCTGATCTTCGTACAGCTAGCGCACCTGGCTTCGAGAACGGCAACTACATCGGCATGGTTCACCCGGATGTCGCTTATGACCTCCGTAGCGAAACCGCTGTCACTGACGTAATCGCCTTCCAAATCCGCCAAGACGCTACCTCTGTTCGCAATGGTTCCATCGGCGTATTCGGTGGCATTGAGTGGATTGAGAACCCACGCGCTGGTCTTCTGGCCGACGCTGGTTCAGGCACAACTGACGTATATCAGACCTTGATCTGTGGCCGTCAAGCGCTCGCCAAAGCATTCTCTCGTGCTCCTGGCTTTGGTGAAGATCCTTCAGTGATCTTCGGTCCTGTGACCGATACCCTCCGCCGGTTCCACCCGGTTGGCTGGTACCACCTTGTCGGCTATGGCCGATTCCGTGAAGCTTCTCTGCAACGCATTGAAACTTCATCCAGCATTGGAGCTAACTAATAGTTAGCGCCTAAAAGATTTGGGGGGGTCGGGTTTCCCCCTTTCCCCGGCTCCCCCATTTCTTTGCTATTCTTGCTACGAAGCGAGGAATTATGCCAAAAGTCGGAAATCGTCATTTCAGTTACACGAAGGCAGGCAAAAGTGCTGCCCGTGCTTATGCGAAGAAGACTGGCAAAAAAGTTACGAACAAGAAGCGGGGTAAGAAGTAAATGGCCGGTTCAAGCAACAACGGAAACGTCACGATTCGGCCCAAGCCCATAACTGGGACCGGAGGAGTGAACCGTGGCTAGCGGTCTTTACTGCAAGACTTTTGAAAGCGCCCTAGAGGGTGCCATATCTTTGAACTTGTCTGACACAACTGCTGATCGTTTTAAGTGCATGTTGGTTACGTCGAGTTACACACCAGATTTCGATACACATGATTACAAAGCTGATGTGACTAACGAGGTGTCCGGCACCGGATACACCGCTGGTGGCGCTTCGTTGACTTCGGTCACGTTTACTATCAGCTCGGGTTCTCTTGTGTGGGATGCAGCGGATGTGTCGTGGACTGAATCTACGATTACTAGCGCTGCTGCAGCGGTCATTTATGATGACACTCTTACGAATGATCCGCTGATCGCGTATATTGATTTTGGGGGATCGTTCAGTACCACTTCCGGTACGTTCCAGATTCAGTGGAATGCTTCCGGTATTTTCACTCTTGATCTGACTCCGTAGGAGAAGCAATGCCAACAGCTAATTACCCAACCTCTTTGGACACGACCTCTACGCAGGTCACGCCAAGCTCGACTACCGATTTGGATGCGTCGGGTTTTGAACATGACCAGGTGCATGGAGCTGCTTCTACTGCTTTGATTGCTTTGGAAACGAAGCTTGGTATTAGTGCTTCGCCTGCTGCGTCTGCTAGCAACAATGCTTTTTTGGAGCATTCGAGTGGTGGTACGACAGCGTGGACTAACACTTTGACTGGTGCGACGATTGCTGGTGCGACTCTTTCTGGTGCCATTGTCGGCGCAGACCAGATCATGTCAGCAGTAGTTCACAAGGACTATTCCGAAACGGTGTATGCCGGTGGTAACACTGGTGCTACTCCAACGATTGATGAAGCTAATGGCAACACTCAAACTTGGACGCTAGATAATAACGCTACGTTTGCTTTGCCAGCGGATTCTGGTTTGCAGGCTGGTACTGCGCTTACTTTGATTTTGACTCAGGATGGTACTGGGTCACGGACGGGTGCTTTTCAGGTGAATAGTGCTACGACGAATGTTAAGTGGGCTGGTGGTACTGCTCCGACGTTGACGACTACTGCGTCGAGAGCGGATATTATTTGTTTCGTCACGTTTGATGGTGGTGCGACTCCTACTTGGTATGGGTTTGTAGCTGGTCAAGACTTCCAGTAAGGATTACTAATGCCTTTCGGCTTATCTAAAGCTTCAGTCTTGGGTGCTGCCGGAAGCGGTGGTAGTGCCGGAAATTTTGAATACATCACTCATGTCACGGGTGATAACACAACTGCTGATTATTCGTTTACTAGTTTGCCGACAGATTACAAAACACTTCGTATTGTTATAAATGCGAGAGATTCGAGCACTCAGTGGAGACCAATTATCAGAATCAATAATGATTCAGGTAGTTATTACCGAGTGGCGCAAATGATAGGGAGCAGCGGTAGCTACACCGGTTCGCAGCAAACTGGTTTGTCTGGTGTGTATATGGGGATTGTTCCATCGAATAATTGTCCTTATACAGCTACGATTGATTTCCCAGAATGGCAGAGTACGGCTATGGTTTGCCCTATTTTGTTGCACATTGGAACAGCCGACAGCAGTAGTGCCAGCCCGATAACAATTCAATCGGGTGCTTTATTTAATGGTTCAGCAGCTATCTCACAAATTAATCTTGTCGAAGCGTCTGGTTACAATTTGCAAACAGGTTCGACTGTAGCTTTGTTTGGGTTAAAGGAGTAGGTTGAAATGGCTCTTGAATATATAGCTTCAACCGGTACTCCTTCTGGTTCGTTTTTAGAAATAGATAACATCCCGAATACTTACAACAGTTTGCAGATTACGGGGGCGATAAGTTGCACCGGCACAACTGTCGGGGACTGCTATTTCCGATTTAATGACGTAACAACTTCATCTTATAGCTGGATGTATGGTGGGTATGCAAACGGTACTTCTAGCAGCACTTCGTATACGATGAATACCGAAGGGCATTTTGGTAACTTGCCAGATGACGACATGAATGTCGGCTTTGTGTATGCGCCAGTTTATATAGAAATTTTTGCTTATCGTGGGGACCAGCCCGGACACTTAGGTTGGTACTCTTTGTCAAGCTATGCAGATAGTTCTTCGGCAAGTCAATGCAAATTTTTTACAGGCTTTTACAATGCATCTGCGACAACGGATCTATCAAAAATCCAGTTCATTACTTCACAAGGTTCATGGGACGATGACAGTGTGTTCCATCTTTATGGGAGAACAACTACATAATGGCTGCTACCCACGAACATATTGCTACTGCGACAGCTTCAAGTTCACCGTCCTTTCTTGAAGTCACGTCAATTCCTGCAACATACCAAGATCTTGAAGTTATTATTCAATCGAAAACTGATCAGACTTCCTATGGTGCCAGTTCAGGGAAAATTACTTTTAACGGCGTAACTAGTTCTGACTACAGCTTGACCAAGATACGCAAAAACGGGACCAGTATGTACGCCAGTGTTTCGAGCAGCCAAGCAGAGTTCGATATTAATTACGCTCACGGTCCCGGTAATCAATCCGAAATGAGTGGTTATGTGCGTCTTTACATTCCCGAGTATGCAAGTTCAGTCGCACATGCGGTGAACTTGTGGGCCACGTCTTGGGATACTACGACAGCAGGCGAAGTTAGTTACACCGCAGGCATGTTTAGGCCAAGCTCGTCGCAAGCTATATCTTCTATTAAATGGACAACCGTTTATACAATCGAAGATGATTGCACAATGAGTGTGTACGGAATCAACTACGCCTAGGAGAAATGATGGCTAA